TGAAGATGTACCTAGTGAGATTTGAAAAGTTTATCATAATGTTATACCTTTAAATAGACATATTGCGCTTGGAATCACGGGCAAAGTATCTTATAATATACATCACGGTTTTACTAACTATTTAATTAATAGAATTTAAAGGAAATTTAAGTTTTATGTTGGTATGAAGGCTTTTTCATTTATTCTTAGTGAATACCTTAAAAAAAGAATTAAAGTGTTTCGTGAAAAAAGATTTGATGATACATATGAAATTATGGACCACCTTTTAACTATCATGACATACATTAATCATAGTAGCTTAAAACTTTGTGTTGATTTTAAAAATTTTGTTAATTCTAACACTAATTGAATGTTGAAAGCCATGGTTTTTCATAACATTGCCTTGAACTGAAGACATATGAGGTTTATTAAATATGCTGATAGTGTCAAATAGATCATTAATAACACTAGAACACATAGATTTTGAAGTGTCGATCGTGACATAATCAATTTTGGAAACAACTATACCGTTTATGAATTTGGCATACTTCATATTTTGGATGATAATAATGAAAAAATTAGCATAATTTTGACTAATAAGGATTTAGATAGACTATTCAATTATTTTAATGCACTTAGCAAACTTCACCTTTATTTTGGCTTTAAATCGATCTTATTGGAAAACGATTAAGTTTATGAAGATTTCAAATATATCACAAAACTTATTGTTGAAAGCCTAAACAATGCTCCTAATCCCAATTGTGTTGCTAGAGCTTATGATTTAATCCATCACATTTTTTTAGCAATTTTGGCTAGTGACATTAATAAAACTTCTTATAATTTGTTAATTTAAAAATTCAATGAAGAGAAACATAACCAATATATTAACCTTAACACTATTTTGAACGTTTTGAATAGAAATTCTGTCGATGTAGCCTTTGAACTTTCCAAAATTTACAAAGTTCTACCATCTCCTGACTTTAAAGTATTTTAAAGCGTTAACAATTGAATCAGGTATCAAAACAATTAACACCCGATCGTTGAAACTTCCACTTTTAAATTCGATGAATTTCTCAAATACTATTAATTAAACATCATTCGGACTTTTTATGATATCCATCATTACAATCCTGGAGTTGTTAAAAAAGAATACGTTAATCAAATCAAAAACTATAAAAATGCTAACCCTTATAATTTTGACATTGACATTATTGATAAAATCGATCTCACTAATTCCATTGAATATCACGGCATAAATGATGACATATATACAGTTATTAAAGACAAAATGATGTGCCCTGACAATATTGATACAATATACTCTGGTGATGATTTTGATGCTATAAAAATTGCCAACAAAAACTATCTTCTCTATTATCTCAATAATGCTAATGAAATCAATATAAAGAATATTTTATCTAACATTGGTGACAACACTTGCCGTCAATATGTTGCTTTTAAACCTGAAAGCAAGAAACCTGACCCAAGACTTTTCTACATTGCTGATTTTAAAACTAAACTTGTTTTATCAGATTTTGAGGAAGCTATGGATAGTTTCGCTAGAAATGTTCATGGTAGTTGAATTGGTATGAAAAGTGGCGACAGTAGATTAAAGTTTAGTAAATTAGCTAACATTGAAGACATTGATAGCAATTATAGAAAAATTATTGTTAGCATTGACCTTGAAAAATTTAGTCCACGTTTCAATGTCAATGTAAAAAAGGCTATTCTAAAAATTCTTGCTAATGTTTTTGGTAAACCTGAATTGAATAATATTTTAAAAACTCATTATGGATG